GCCGCCAGGAGTGCGGCGCGGACCTCCTCAAGGCCTGCATCAGTTTCCAGAAAGCGGCCGGCCATCTGCGGCTGGCCCGCGAGGCGGCAGAGATCGACGACGGCGCGGGCATGGGCGATGGCCGTCGCGCGGATCGCGGTCGTATCGGCCGATACTCCGCTCTTGCCCGGGTCGCTGCCCGCTGGCGTTGTGGTGTCGGGGGCGAGGGCGGCGTCGAGGTCCGCTTCCGTGCGATCCTCCGCCTCACTGTCCGAGTTGCTGTCGGTTTCATTCGTGTCGGCGGCGTCCCCGGCCGATTGCGCGTTGGCGGCCGTCTGCGCGTCGTCAGCCTCGGGCTCCGCGGCGACGGCATCCGCCAGAGCAGGCGGCGCGTTGCGGAACCGGCCGATGTCGAAGCTGGCCGCGATCCGCACCGGCTCGGCGATGCGGTCGGCGAAGCCGAGGGCCAGCGCCTCGGTCGCATCGAGCCAGGTTTCGGCGGCCATCAGGGCCGCGATCTCGTCCGCCGCCCGGCCGGACTTCGCGGCATAGCCTGCGGCAAGGCTGTCACCCACCTTGTCGAGCGCCTCGGCCATCGCCCGCATGTCCTCGGCCGTGCCCATCACGAGGCCGGCGGGGTCGTGGATCATCAGGAAGGCGTTCTCGGGCATGACGATCTCGTCGCCCGCCATCGCGACATAGGAGGCGGCCGAGGCGGCGATGCCGTCGATCCAGACCGTGACCGTGCCTTCGTGGCGCCTGATCGCATTGTGGATCGCGACCGCGTCGAAGACCGACCCGCCCGGGCTGTTCAGCCGCAGGTCGATGGGCGCCCCTTCGGGCAGCGCGCCGAGCTCGGCGAGGAACCCCTTGGCCGACACGCCATGCGCACCGATCTCGTCATAGATCACCACTTCCGCGCCGGTTCCCCGGGCGCGGATCGCATACCAGCTTGCCATGGCTCATCACTCCTGTTCGGTGTCCGGGCCGGTCGTCGCCGAGCCGTCGCTCGTGTCCGGCTTCGTCGCCGGCGTCGCCCGTGCCCCCTGCGTCTCGCCCGGGCTGGTGCGGTAGCGCAGGCCAAGGGCCGCCACCCGCGCGGCGTCGGTCGCGTTCTCGCGGTCCACTTCCTCGACGTCGTAGCCGGTGGCCTCGACCACCTTGCGACGCGAGGTGATGCCGGCCTCCATCGCCAGCACCTGCGCCTGGATGTCCTTCAAGGGATCGACCCACTCCCATCGGGGCGGGATCCACTGCACCGCCCGGTAGCGGCGCGGGGCTGACGAATAGCCCGGCAGGTCGAGCGCGCCCGCGAGCACCGCCGTCTCCATCCAGCGGGCCCAGACCGGGCGGCAGAGCTGATGGGCGATCACTCCGTGCTGGAGCTGCTCGACCCGGCGCCGGAACTCGACCAGCTCGGCGCGCAGGCTGGAATAGTTCGCCTGCCGCACATCGCCGGTCACCAGGTGATAGGGCAGCCCGACCGAGGCCGCGATCGACAAGAGCGTCCGGTACTGGAACGCCTCGTAGCCGCCGCCGACATCGGCCGGAGACGAGAACTTCACGTCCTCGCCCGGCAGCAGCACCTGCATCGTGCCGGGCTCGAGGCTGGCGATGGCCGCGTCGTCGGGATCGGCTTCTGCCTCGCCCAGCATCGGCTCTTCGGGCGCGGTCTTGGTGATGAAGCCCGCGAACATCGCCGCGGTCTTCTTCCGGTCGAGTTCGGCATCGTCGTACTGGTCGAGCAGAAAGAGCCGCACCATCGCGGGGGCGATGTGCGGCAGCCCCCGGATCTGGCCCCCGTCGATCGGGCGATAGACGTGCAGCACATCCGCGGCCGGAACGCGCACCGTCTCGGGGATGACCGTGCCCTGGTCGGTGCTGTCGCCGGGATGGCGGCGGCGGAAGTGATAGGCGACACGCCGCCCGATCCCGTCGAACTCGATCCCGCAACGGATGCGGTTGCCCGAGGGCAACAGCTCCATCTTCTCGAAGGGCAGCATTTCCGACTGGAGTAGCTGCAGCTGCAACGGCACGGTCAGCCGAACCTGCCCCGGACCCGATCCGGGGTCCTCCGCCCGGCGCGGGCGCAGCCGCACGAAACACTCGCCCGCGACGAACATCTCGCGCGCCACCATGGCCTGCAGGCCGAAGAAGTCGGTCAGCCCATCGGCATCCGCCTCGTCGGTCCAGGCAAGCCAGAGCCGCTGGACGCTGTCGCGGATGGGCCCGTCCTCGATCAGCGACGAGGGCTTGATCCCGTCGCCGACGAGATTGGCGGCAAAGGCCTCGCAGGCATTGGCCGCATAGCCGTTGGTGACCACCAGTTCCCGCGACCGCGCCAGCAACCGGGGTCCGCCCGAGGCCACCAGCGTGTTGATGTTCTCGAGCGGCGGGTTCCAGCCCCGCAGCCGGCGCTTCGCCATCGCCCCCTCGAGCCGGGCGCGCATGGTCCTCGGGCCGCCCCGCGCGGGACGGCGGAAGCGATCGAACAGACCCATCGCGTCACAGACCCTTCGCCGTCGTCACCCGGATCTGCCGCACGATCCGCCGACCTTCGGCCGCCGCGATCTCGCGGTCGAGCGCCTCGATGGCGCGGTCGATCTCGGCCACGCTGCGATAGTCCACCGTCTTGCCGTCGTAGCTGACCCGGGCGACACCCGAGGACCGCTGCGCGGCCAGCGCCTCGCGGCGGGTCTTCAACTCTGCCACGCTCGCCATGCTCACCCCATGTAATTCGAGCGCACCGAGCGCCGTTGCCGCGCCGGCCGATCTGCGCGAGGCGCGGCTGAACCGGTCCGGCCCGGCTCTCTCGCGGGCGCCGCCAGCTGCCGCTCCAACTCCTGCCATCGCGCCTCGGGCCACCGATCCGCGCCGGCGATCCAGGCTGCGGCCCGGGCGTAGACCCGGGTGTCCAGCGCCTCATTGCGTTCGCGCAGCTTCTGCCATTCGAGCCGGGCGAAGCCGCGCTTCGTGCGCACCGTCACCAGCTGCTCGGCGGTCAGCTGCTTCAGCCATTCGCCATCGGCCCAGTCCGGCAGATGGATCGTGCCGGGCGGGCAGACCGCGCCGGCCTCCAGTTCTTCCCTTGTCGGCCGGTCTTGGCGCAGCAAGCGATAGGTCTCGGCCTTGAAAGTCGACGTGGCCACGGTCCAGAGCCGCGCGCCGCGGCGCAGCCGCTTGCCCGCGACCGTCGCGTCCACATAGGTCGGGCCCGTCACCGGGCTCGACCGGTTGAAGCCCTCGACGCCCTTCACCGGCGCCACCTGTGCGAAGCCGACCTGACGCGACCAGGCATACACCGCCGAGGTCTCGAAGCCGGTGTCGATCGCAAGCCGCGCCAGCGTCATGTGCTGGCCGGAGGCATGGACCCATGTCCCGCCGAGCAGATCTGCGAGCCGTTGCCAGCAAGCCGGATCGCCGGGTCCGCCCTCAAGCACCAGATGATCGATCAGCCAACTCTCGAGGCCACGCCCCCAAGCCCAGACATCGACCTCGATCCGGTCCTTCTGCACGTCGGCCCCGGCGGTCAGGAACAGCCCACCCGCAGGCACAGTGCCGTGCACCCATGCTTCGCGCCGGTCCGCCAATCGCTGCCAGTCCGGCGCTTCCCCGGTTTCGACCCATGTCTCGCCAAGGATCGTGTTGCGGAACGCCTTGATCGCCTCGTCCGACCCCTGGGCCGCTTCCCATGCGCGCACGATCCGCTCCCAACTCAGCCAACCGATCGGCGAATAGAGCGCCGAGAGGTGATACCCGACCGTGGTCGGATCGGCGGCAACGGCGGTTGCCCGCCATTCGCCCGCCTCCAGCATCGCGGTCTTGTGGTGCTCGGCGATCGGCTGCTCGCAGCCCTCGCAGTGATATTCCGCCGTCTCCGGGCGGCCCTTCTGCCAGCGCAGACGCTCGAACTTCAGCCATTGCGCGTGGCCGCAATGCGGACACGGCACGAAGAACCGGCGCTGGTCGCTGGCCTCGAACTCGCGCTCGATCCGGCTGAGCCCCCGGATCGTCGGGGTCGAGACCAGCAGCACCTTGCGCCGGTGCGCGAAGGTCAGCGACCTGGCTTCGGCCAGAGTGACCGGATCGCCTTCCTCGTCGGCCGAGGCCGGATAGGCATCGACTTCGTCGAGGAAGATGTAGCGCGCTGGCGTCGAGCGCAGCCCGACCGCCGAGTTCGCGCCCGTCATGATCAGGATGCCGCCCGCGAATTCCTTCGACAGCATGGTGTTGCCAGCATCGCGCGAGCGTGCCGGTTTGACCCGGTCCCGCAGTTCCGGGCTCTCGTCGATCAGCGGGTCGATCCGCTGGCGCGAGTTGCGCTTGGCCAGTTCCACCGTCGGCTGGACCGCCAGCATCGGGCCCGGCGCCTGGTGGATGGCGAAGCCGATCCAGTTGTTCCCCGCCTCGGTCGCACCGACCTGCGCCGCCTTCTGGAACACGATCCGCTGCATCGCGTCGCCGGGCGACAGCCGGTCCATGATTTCGCGCATGTAGGGCGTGCGCGCCGTGCGATACCGCCCGGGTTCCGCCGAGGCGCGGCCCGACAGCATCCGGTGCCGGTCCGCCCATTCCGAGACGGTCAGGTCCGGGTCGGGCCGGAGCCCGTTGCCCCAGGCGCGCAGGATCTCGCCCGCGCCGTCGAAGTCGGTCAGTCCATCATCACCGGAAGTCGGGCCGGACCTCGGCAAGTTCGTCGAGGTGGGCGCGTACATGTTTCTCCAAGGCCTTCTGCATCGCGGCCGGTTCGACGCCGAGTTCTGCCGCCATCAGTGCCGCCGACCGCGCGGGCCAGTTCACCCATGCGTCCCGCACCTCCCGCGCCAACCGGAACACCAGCGCCAGCGCCCGGGCGCGCTCGATCAATTCCCCCTTCAGCCTCGAGAGCCGGATGCGCCGCTCCTGCGCCTTCAGCACCTCGTTGGCGGTCTTGGCCTGCAGAAAGGTGGTGCCGCCGCCCACCACCGGTGCGGCCAGCCCCTGTTCGCGCAGCGTGTCGCCGACGGCGGTGACGGCCGCCTCCGGGACCGGCTTCAGCTTCGATGCAGGCGCCTTCCTGGTCTTCGACGGGTCGGTGGTTTCGGCACGGCGGGCATCGCTGGCCTCGGCGTCGATGCTGCCGTCGGCGTGGAGGACCAGCCGCCCCGCGGTCTTCGCCTTCTGGATCGCCCCGCGCGAGAGCCCTACGCGGGCGGCGTACTGGCGCTCGCTCATGCCCTGCATCGCGCGCTCCGATTATCATTCAAAAACAGACGCTTATTGAGTTGATAAGCCCCGCACGTCGAGCGAACGTGCCTCGCACACGGAC